TGTTAGAGCGAATGAATTACAACAATATTAATGAAATAAAAGAAGAAACAACAAAAATAACACTTAAAAATCAAGGTATTAAATCAATTTACATTGCACCATATTTTAAAAATGGTAACTTTGTAGCTTATATCGGTATTGATTTTGTGAAAAAAACTAACGAAAACCATATAGATAGACAAGAATTTAAAGAAATAATTAACGAAATAGGTAACACATTAATGCTATGAGAGAACTTAAAAAAAGATGGAATAGCGAAACTCCACATTTCTTCAAGAAAGTGATTAACTTCGGTATAATAGTTGGAATAATTGGAACGGGTCTAATTACTTTACCTGCAACGGCAACAATAGGAGCAGTATTAATTACGGTTGGAAGTACTGCAACTGCAATAGCTAAACTTACTAAAATATAAAAATGAAAACAGGACAAAAGGGAGTTGATCTTATTAAGTTTTTTGAAGGCTGTAGATTAAAAGCTTATGTTGATCCAGGCACTGGTGGACTACCAATTACGATTGGCTTTGGAAATACAACCAGATTAGATGGAAGCAAATTTAAACTAGGCGATGTAATTACTCAAGAAAGAGCGAATGAATTGTTTCTTCAATTATTACCTAAATACGAAAAAACAGTAAATAATAACATTAAAGTTCCGTTAACACAAAACCAATTTGATGCTTTAGTTTCATTTTGCTGGAATTGTGGAAGCTCAAAGACTTTATTCTCTATGATCAACAATAAACTTGGTGATAAAGTTATATTTGACTGGTGGATTTCACATTATACTAAAGGTGGAGGAAAAGAATTACCAGGATTAGTTAAGAGAAGAGGAAAAGAAGCTAGTTTATTTGTTGAAAAATAAAAATATATATTATGTTAATAAAAAATTATATAAGTCAAAATCCAGTAAATCCATCAGATAAGGTTATAGGAACGGATGGAATAACTAATGAAACAAAAAACTTTTTAGTGTCTGATCTTCAAGGGATATGTTGTGATACAAAACAAAAGTTTATTTCAGCTAACTATTTACTTACAAGTGATGATGATGGTTATACAATAATTATTACAAATGGTGCAACACCAATTTCTATTACAGTACCAACAGGTTTGTCTGCTAAACTACAAGTAGGTTTTATTCAAGATGGAACAGCTGATGTAACATTTACGCCAACAGGTACAACTTTACGTAATGCAATATCTGGATATAAAATCAAAGGTCAATATGATCAGGCTTATTTAGAACAAGGAGCAACGTCATCTATTTATTATTTATTAGGAAATACTAAAGTATAAATATGTGGATTTTTAAAAGAAGCATTTATAACTCAAGAAGAGTAGATACGTGTACAGAATGTGTGGCACATGAGGTAACAATTGGCGCTAGAATATGGAAGGGTTGTAATGCAACATTATCTGCGTATAGAAATGGAGATACAATTCCTCAAGTGTCAGATCCAACTGCATGGAGTGCTTTAACAACAGGGGCATGGTGTCATTACAATAATGATCCAGCTAATGATGCAATTTATGGTAAATTATATAATTGGTTTGCAGTAAATGACGTAAGAGGATTAGCTCCAACAGGCTATCATGTTCCAACAAATACTGAATTTAATACATTAGTTACTTATTTAGGTGGATCATCTGTAGCAGGTGGAAAAATGAAAGAACAAGGTCTATGTCATTGGAGCAGTCCTAATGTTGATGCAACTGATACATCCCTATTTACAGGACTTCCTGGAGGGAATCGTAGTAATTCAGCTGGAGCTTTTAGCAGTATTGGCGTTCAGGGGAGGTGGTGGAGCTCTACAGAGTCTAGTCCAGGCTTTGCTTATTATCTGGAATTAAATAGCGGTGGTGGCGCCTCAACTGTCACCACAGGGGGAGGTGGATTTGGAAGATCAATTAGATTTATAAAAGACTTACCTTAAAAATTCTGAAATAGAGATTAGGGTTTATAGTATTTAATGATTAGTTTTGTTAAAATTAATTTAAATAAAATGAAATCATTATTTTTAACAAAAGAAGAATTAGAATCATTCAACTCTTCAAGAGAAAACTTTTTTAATTTAAAAAGCTCTATAGCAGATTTAACTATAGATAAAGAATTAATCACTAGGAAAATAGCAGAGCATTTATCAGCTTATGATTCTGTATATGCAGAATTAATCAATCAACAAAACAGCATTCATGCTAAATATGGAGAATGCAGAGTTGATTATACAACTGGAGAGATAAATGTTAATCCGTAAAATATCAATAGGAATAGATTATAAATCATCTATGCACTTTGTTTCAGGACAAAGTGTATTAGGTGATTCATATATAATAGACCTTATCATTCAAAATGATAATGGATCTTTCGATATTTGGATAAAAAAAGATGGAGAAATTGTTAGATGGAAAACATTTGGCAACACAGTCCCTGTAGTTATAGAATATAAAATAGACTTCTAAATGAAATCTCCATTCTACTTTATTGTTGAGCCATTAAATGGTCAACGATATGACAATGTTAGAAAGTATAACAATTCTGAATTTATAATAAGTTCATCCCAGGAAGATCATACAGTAACAAATAGATTAGCTGTTGTTAATGAAATTCCTATGTATTATAGTGGACCAATAAAGATTGGGGACACTATAGTGGTACATCATAATGTATTTAGAATATATTATGATATGAAAGGAAATGAGAGAAGCAGTTGGAATTTATATAAAGATAATATATTCGTTGTTGAAGAGGATCAGATTTTTCTATATAAAGACAATGAATCAGAATGGAACGCTCCATTCCCATTTTGCTTTGTAGAACCAATTAAAACAAATGATACAGGATTATTATCTACAGGAAAATATGAACCATTAATTGGGAATATAATATATTATCCTAAAACAGATAATAATATTAAAACAAATGATACTGTATATTTTGAACCTGAAAGTGAATATGAATTTAGAATTGACGATAGATTATTATATAGAATGAAATTGCAAAATTTATGTCTGAAGATTTAAAATTAAAAAGAGAAAGAGTATTAAATGCAGCATCTAAAGCTGTAGACGAATTAATATTGGTCTTAGAAGAAAAGATAATTACAAAAGGTGAAGATGACATATCAGCTGATAAGATGAAAAATGCAGCAAGTGCTAAAAAATTAGCTTTTTTAGATGCTTTAGAAATATTAGATAAAATCGAATTAGAAAGAAATAAAACTGATGAAACGGTAACTAAAGTTATAGATACTAGCTCTAAGGGATTTGCTGAACTAGCTGCTGAAAAGAAAAATGGAAAATAAATATTCTTTATATAAAATTGATAATGAAAAGGTTAAAGAATCTTTAATTATAAGCAGGAATAAGGGCAAATCATGGGTTTATGGGTACGATAAAGCATTAGATATAATTGTAATATCTAAATCTGGGCAAATTGGTGAAATTTATTTAATAAATGGATTATATATTGCCCTTCCATTAGAAACATCTAAAGTAATAAATACCAATAATAGATGGAAAGCATCTGAATATCCAAAAGAATTGTTGAAAATTAAAACAATTTTTGATTGGAATAGAAAAGATAATTTATTTAAATCAAAATATGTTGACTATATAGAAGATTCTTTCGATTACAGAGAAAATGGTATGTTCTTTATGAATAACGGTAAGGCGTCATATATTACTGGAAGTCATTATATGTATCTTCAATGGTCCAAAATAGATGTTGGATTACCTGATTTTCGTGAATCAAATAGAATTTATTGGATATTCTGGGAGGCTTGCAAAGCAGACTTCAGATCATTTGGAATGTGCTATCTAAAAAATAGGCGTTCTGGATTTTCATTTATGAGTTCATCTGAAACTAGCAATATTGCTACAATGGCAAAAGACGCTCGTTTGGGGATATGCTCTAAAACTGGTGATGATGCTAAGAAAATGTTTACGGATAAAGTAGTTCCAATTGTTAAAAATTATCCATTCTTTTTCAAGCCCGTACAAGATGGTATGGATAATCCAAAAACAGAACTTGCATTTAGAGTTCCAGCTTCTAAGATCACAAAGAAGAACATGGATGAAGAGCATGGAGCTGAGATGGAAGGATTAGATACTACAATTGACTGGAAAACAACTTCAGACAATGCTTATGATGGAGAGAAATTATTATTCTTAGTAGAAGATGAGGCAGCTAAATTACTTGCACCTAATAACATATTAAACGGATGGAGGGTTAGAAAGACTTGTCTTAGGCTAGGAAGTAAAGTTATAGGAAAATGCATGATGGGATCTACATCAAATGCCTTATCGAAAGGTGGGGGGAACTATAAGAATATGTATGAAGATTCAAATCCTAACAAAAGATCTGCAAATGGTCAAACTAAGAGTGGATTATATTCTTTATTCATTCCTATGGAGTGGAATTTTGAGGGATACATGGATGAGTACGGATTTCCAGTATTTGAAGATCCTATCA